TCAGGTGTTGTTGCTAACCTGACCCTGCTCTGACTTCAGTGCTCTTTGTTCACGCTCTTTCACAAGAGCCGCTTCCAAGCCCGGTGCTTTGACTTGAAGGCTCTCTTTGTAGATGTATTCGCAGTCGTCCCAAAATTCGACAATAGCCTGTACATAGCGATGCAACTGCACAAGCGAGACCACTGGCAGTTCTTGAGCCTGCCAGGAAAAACTTCCCTGGAAGGTTAGGTGAAGCCACTCGTCCGGGTTGGCGGACCAAAGATCGGGGCTGCTTTCCTGAAGCTTCTTCAGCGAACCACCTGGGCCATGGCGAAAGACATTGCCCAACTGGTGCAACTCTTTAAGCACAGGATAGGAGGAGAACTCATCGAGGCTAACTCCTCTACAGTCGAGGAATGCCTTCTCCACAGATTCCCATTGAGGGCGGGTGGCAAGAGGATTTTGCACTTTGAGTTCTGCTTCACAGCTCGAGAGATACCGTCGAAGCTGCCGCTCCCAAATGGACTGCACTGATAGACATAGTGCTCTGCCGCTCTCAAACTCCAGATTGTCTAGATCAGCCAGATGGAATAACGAGACAGGACAATCGCTTGCCTCGTGAACTGATCGCTGCTCGCGCCATCCAGCGAAAACAGGAACGATAGTTTTCTCATAGAAATCTGAGATAAGTGTCTGATTGAACGCAGTGTCAACATCCGCTTGAAGATTCTTCCAGCGCTGATTCAATATCACGGCATCTCCTAGAAAAGCCCGGCAGGCTCGCTTTGTCGATCCCAACTATAGATGACCAGCTCCCCACGCTCGACGCGGTTTGAACCGCCGCCCACGGTGTAGTCCAGCTTGAGCGCCTCCATCTCAAAGTCCTTGAAGCACTCTCTGATCGCTGGGTGGTCGTTGATGCTGATGACGGCCTTGCCCTTGAGGGTTTTGAGCTTCTGCGCCATCAGCTCGTACTGCTCCCAGGGGAACGGCACGCCATATCCCTCGGTCTCCCAGTACGGTGGGTCCATATAGAAGAGCGTGTGGGCGCGGTCGTAGCGGTCCATACAGGAGGCCCAGTCGAGCTGCTCTATATATGTACCGGCTGCCATTCTCAGGTGTGCGGCCGAGAGGTTTTCCTCAATGCGCAGCAGGTTGATGGCCGGGGCCGTGGTGGCGGTGCCGAAGGTCTGGCCAGAGACCTTTCCGCCAAAGGACTGCTGCTGCAGGTAGAAGAACCGGGCCGCCCGCTGAATGTCGGTCAGAGTCTCGGGCCGGGTCTCCTGGAGCCACCTGAACACCTGGCGGCTGGTCAGTGCCCATTTGAACTGGCGCACGAACTCTTCCAGGTGATGGGTGACCACTCTATATAGATTGACCAGGTCTCCATTGACGTCGTTGAGCACCTCTACGTCAGCAGGATGGCGAGCGAAATAGACGGCCGCGCCGCCTGCGAAGACCTCTACATAGCAGTCATGCGCTGGAAAGCGCTTGAGCAGCATGTCGACCAGGCGGCGCTTGCCTCCGATCCATGGAACGATGGGGTTTGTCATATATCTCAGCTTCTGGCCCTCGCTGGGGCTCTTTTGGGGCGCTCTGGGCGCTCAGCTGATTGAATGCTCCGCAACGGGGGCACTTGATGGCCAGGCGGATGTATTCGCCCTCGGCCAGTTTGCGGCGGCAGCTGCCGCACCTAATTTCATTCATTGCAAGCCAGTTTCAACTGTTGAAAGACGATAGACTTGCCGGGCTCTCGAGAGCGGCGGGTCTTCGCCTGACTTGCAGGTCTAGTCTGCGGGTCGGGGGCTTGGCCAGGTGTTAGCGCACTTGGCCAGGTCGCCCGTCTTTTTTTTGCTACCTGGTTGCCCAGGCGGTAGTCGTGGCCAGGATGTCGCATGGGTCTAAACGCCATGCTTCTGTCTCTGGGATGCCCAAAGCCGCTGCGCAGGCCTCGCTGCAGGTCCAGCGTTGGTCCTTCTGGGGTATCAGCCAGCTCATGAAGCCCAGGATTAGCTGCCAGTCATACATTTCTCCCTCATGTGCCCTGAACCATTGGGCCGTGGCCATGGGGTCCAGGTTGACCTTGACCACATCCCAGCGGTTGGGGTCGAGCACCACGCGCTTGAAGCGCACGCCGCCTGTTTTGCCTGCTCTGCGTTGAGAAAACTCGGGCAAAGCCTCGGCCGCCACGCTGGATGCGCACCATAGAGAGCCGTCCTGGCCAGGCAGCGCAGAGCCGTCCGGCATCAGGTGGCCAACGCCGTCGCCTGACTCAAACACCACCTCCGAATGGCTGTATTGGCCGCGCAGGCGCAGCCGGATGATGCGATTGAACAGGCCCTGCAGGCCTGGGCGTGTGGATTTATAGCTGGCCAAGAGCATCACAGGCCTCCTGCTCGAATGAACAAAGCGTCAATGCCCGCGTCATCCAGGCCGATGGCGTGGCCCAGCTCGATGAGCAGTGGCCGTTCTCGCTCAAAGTCCTGGCTGTCGTCCCATTCAATCTGCGCGAGCTGCCGCTGCTGCGGATCTGGGATGGCATCAATCGCCGGCTGGACCGCCGCGAACAGCCCGGCCAGAGCGAGCGCCTGGCGGGCTTGGCGCCGGGTCACTCTGGCGGGAACGCGTGGGGGCGCCACGTCATCACTGCCGGCGAATACGCGGTCAGGTGTAGCTGGGGCCTCCACCTCGTAGGGTTCCAGCTCAGGGACACGCTCGGACAGGTTGATGTGCCAGCCAGGCACGGCCGCCATGACGGGCACACCATCCACCATTTCGCCTGTGGGACGCATCACTAGCCCGACCACATCGACGGCAGCGGTAGCGAAGTAGGCGGGCCATGCGCCATCAACAAAGTGCAAGCCGAACACCTCGCGCGCAGCAGCCTCGGATTCAAAGCGAAGGAACTTCATAATTGGGTCAGCCTTTGCAAGACAGCAGCAGACAGCGACGCGCTGTAAACAGATACCTGGTAGATATGAGACAACCCCGAAACTGCGCTGGCGGGACTTGTAGCGCAGAAGTCCAAGTGAGTGCCTGCAGGAATGTCATAGTCGTACGTGACATCCGCTGAGGCTGAGCCGTTCGTGGCAGTTCTAAACTGCCTATTCGACCAAGAAAGAGCCGACTTATAGGGCTGCATTCGAGGCACATTGGTCCCAGGAGCGACAGCAACAACTGGAGCCTGTCCGTTTGCACGCACGTACCCACTTCGTACAGTGACGTTCGAGTTGAGGCAATACGGAACGCCCTTGTAGGCATTGACCTCTCCACGCGCACGCAATGGAAAGAACACATTCACTCCCGATGCATCGAGCCGCGCGTGGATCAGCATAGTGCCGATATCCCCGGAGGTTGGATACTGCAGCGCTGCGACATCAGCTGCACGTGTTGCAGTTGCTGCCTCCGTAGGGATATAGCTGGAAGAAGCAGTCCCGCTTTCAAGCTGGGCACCCCAGATGAAAGCACCAGAGATGCCATCCCCGATATACGCCGAAGCATCCGGTGAAGTTTGAAGAGCAAGCTGCCATGTAGTGGATGTTCCAGCGCTCATCCCGCTAACGGAACAGCGTAGCCACCCTCCGCCAACGTCCATGATCGATGCGCTTGTTGATAAGCCTCCACTGCTAAGCACAGATTTCGCTGCCAGATCGAAATAGGCAGACACTGGATTGGAAGGGACGCTCGCTTCGTATGCTGTGAGACGGATCAAAGATCTGCCAGCAGCTTTGACGAAAAAGCTAAAGGCCACAGCGCCCGCAGTAGGAGCAACCGTCGCATACAAATTGTGTATCGCGTTGGCCGTGGTCTCCGCAAGCTTCCCTGCAGTCAGCGAACCGTCCGGGGCCAAACTCGCATTAGGGGTGAACGTGGCGTTGCCTTTCGTCCAAATGACATTCTCAAACTTGGAGGAATAAGAAAGAAGGTTCGTCCGAGCCTCTTCCAACAACAGGCCAAGACATTTGCCCGTGAGTGGATCGTGGTCGATACGCGGCACGTTGGCCAGGACTGTGCGCAGCTTGCCGTCGGAGCCGTAGCAAGTCGCGGTGCTTGCGCGTGCGCACTGAATGCGAGGGTCCACTCGACCGCTGTTGGCAAAATCAAGCAGCAAGTTGGGTCGAAGGTCAGGAAAGTTATCTACAGTGCTCATGTCCAAGTCTCCGAACGGCTGCGGATCACCCCATCCAGGCCGTGAAATTTGATCGTTGTCGTTGTGTCGCTGACGTACTCACGCCATACATCACCGGGTCGGCTATCAGGGACGCTCCGGTGCACCGTGGTTGCTCCCAGTACGTCCACAAACGCAAGCCGCCCCAGGTGCTGACCTGCTGGCACTTGGTCTGGGCCAGGGCCAACAGGCAGATTGGCGACATCGACCCAGTTGATGCGATCTGTGCTGGGGTCTGCAGCCGTCTTGCCAGCAATCAAACGTCGGTAAATCAAGCCTGTGATGGGGCTCCAGGCGAGATTCCCTTTGGCATAGGTGGTGTTTGAGTCAAACAGGCCCGCTGAGGCGCAGGCCGCAGCCAAGTCGGAGGAGTTCTTAGCGCTTGCGGCAGAGTCTGCTGCAGCACTTTGGGAGCCTGCGGCAGAGAGAGCTGCTTGATTGTTTTCCGCAGCTTGCTGGTTGGCCGCAGTCGCAAATCCTGGCAGTGCAGAAAGAAAGGTATCCGCTCTTGGCGCAAAGTTGACTGGGTCGGTGCTTTGCGGCACCGGCGTGGGCAGTTCCGGGATTAGTGTGGTCATGTCAGGCTCTCAATCTCCAGAGAACAAAGGTGCTTGGTCGGGTACGCCACTTCGAGAGAAAAATCCTTGTAGTAGCCATAGATAGTCATCGGGCTATAGGATTCGCCACCGGGGACGCCCAGCCAGACACACGGCGTGGCCCGGACGGCTTCGAGTACCCGCTGCACGGCCGGATAGCGTTCGCGAGCCTGCTCCAGGCGCACAGACATGCGGCGAGAGAAGCGGCCAGGCTCGAAAGACTGCGCGCCTTCGGCCGTGGTGTTCTTGCGGCTGTAGTCGATGATGGAAGTGGTTGCGCCCCACTGGGCATCACCCAGGTCGAACGTGTTGCCCACCACAACGGCCGCACAGCGCGCTGGGCCGGTGATGGTGATTTCCAAGCGGCTGCCGCTGGAGGGCACCAGGCCGGTAAAGATGGCCTCGGTGATCTGCTCAGGCTCCACAAAGAAGTACTCGTACCAGTCTGCAGGCTGGGTGCGCAGCGTCTTGCTGAGCTGGCACAGCACCACATTGGTGGCGCTGCGCTGAACGACCGTCACCTTAGAGCCAACCAGGCCGAAGAACGCCACGGCATTGATACGCCCTGGCACAGTGACCGTGGTCGTCAGGTTGCCTGCCGTGGCGGTAGCCGTGCTGATCTCACTGTCGAACATGGACCAACGGTTGGACGGCGCAGCCACCATCCAATAAAGCGGCTCCGTAGCCGGGCTCTTGCCCTCCGCAGGCTCCTGCACGCACTCGTAGGTTTTTCCGGTGGCGGACAGAAATACCCGGCTGCCCAGCGCATAGCTGGTACTGGCCATCCATTCGGCATCGGCAGCACCTGCATTGCTGGCGGTGACCATCAGCGGCGCGATCTTTATGGGCCGTATCAACAGCATTTAAACGGCCTCCAAATACATCACAAAGCGCTGCCCATCGGCATTACGCACGGGGAAGCCTTCAACGGACAAGCGGTCCAGAATTCGCTGGGTCTTGCCTGTATTGGTCGCAATGGCACCGGCATCCGCACGGCGCTCGGCGCGCAGGTCGGACAGCTCATGGCGCAGGCGGACCAGCTCGGCTAGCAACGGTGCCAGGTCAAGGCCTTGGCTGGGAGCTGCCAGCATTCGGCTGGTCATGTCGGCACTGAAATACCGGGCCGGTCCCGTGACTTCCAGCTCTGGGCCGCGTTCGCCGACCAGGCGCAGGCCACCAGAGTGCAAGCCGCCCGCCGCAAAGGCTGGCACAGGACGCCCCTGTAGGGCCGCAATCACAGCGCGCAGACCATCGCGGGTTGTGTCGGTACCGGCCTTGATGGCCTCGGTCATGACCTGGTCGCTGCTCTTGGCACCGGCTTCCAGGGCGGCCAGGGTGCTGTCAATCTGCCCCAGCAGGCCCAGAGACTCTTCCTGGTAGTTCTTGGGCGCGTCCTTTTCAATGCGCCCAGCAATGGCCTCTGCCCTGGCCAGCAGGGTGTTGACCAGGCTGGCGTACTCGGCACCGCCCAGGCCTGCTTCCTGGGCCTTTTGCAGCAGGGGCTGCAGCAGCGAGTTCATTTCAGAGCCATAGCCCGCCAGGGTTTCGCCGGTCGTGGACATGGCCATGGAGTACGCCACGTTGTAGCGCTCCTGCAGGTTGGCGAACTGCCCCGCCGTGCTCATCTGGCTGAAGCGGATGTCCGCCACGGTGGAGCGCAGGCCGCTGGCTGAGGCGTTCATGGCCTGCGCCAGTTGCGCCTGAGACTGGTAGTACGCGACGGTCTCTTCGCGCAGCTTGCTCAGGTTCGATACGGCCTTGCCACTGTCCACACTGTATTTCTGGAGGGCGGCAACATAGTCGAGCTGGGCCTTTTGCGCATTATTTGAGGCGGAGGTCTGAGCGGCGCGGGCGGCCGCCAGTGCTTGCTCCGCCGTGGTCACTCTGGTGGCCAACGTCGCAGCCTGGTCGCGCAGGGACTGTGCCTTAGCGCGGTTTGCAGCCTCTTCGTCAATGGACTTTTGATAGGCCGCCAGGGCATTGACATAGTTGTTGGTGCTGGCCAGGCCACCACGCAGCCCTCCAGATCCTAGCCTTGTGAGCTGGTCCGCAAAGGCCTGGATTTCTGACGTAGGCAGGTTCTGGAGCTTGGCCAGCATATTGGCCTGGGTGTCCTCATACGTGACCAGGCCCTGCAGGCTGCCTGGTACGTACTCGCCCTGGATGCCCGACTGAATATTGCCGTGGCGCAGGTAGGTAGCCACCAGCGCACGGGCCGCATCGCCGCGCTTGGCGTCCAGTGCGGCCGCGCTGCTTTGCAGGCCGGGGGCCTTGTTCGCGTTGTTGGCATAGGCCGTGGAGTACTCGTTCTGTCGCTGGGTCACCAATGCGTCGGCCTTGGCCAGGGCCGTCTGGGCGCTGGCAATGCCGGCCTGGCCTGGCAGGGAGACGGTCTGCTGCTGGATCTGGGCGCGGATCTGTGCGGGCGTCATCACCGTGGGGCCAAGAATGCTGATGGCTGCCTCGCGTACCGCCTGGCGCTCACTGGCAATGCTGCTCAGATCGTCCTTGATGCGCTGGGCGATCAGCTCAAAGGCGCTGGTGATCGTGGCCGTGAAGGTCTTGGTATCGACACTCGCAAGCGCCTTGGACAGGCCGTCGATGTTGATCACGGTGCCGCTGGCCGAGGCCTGCAGGGCGTAAATCTCGCTGCGCAGCACGCCAACTGCCGCCTGGGCGGGGTTGAGCGCGGCCGTAGAGGACTGCACCTGGTTCGTCCAGGTCAGGACGCCGCTCGAGCTGTCGCCCAGAATCTTGTTGATGCTGGACATGCTGCCGCCCAGCGTCTGGGCCTGGCTGGTCGTGCCACTCATTGCCTCACGGGCGATCTGCATGCCGGGAGCCACTGCGGCCGCGCGGGTATAGGTCGAAATCAGGTCTGCAGCAGCCGCCTTGGCCAGCTCATCGAGCTGCTTGGCAGTCTCGTCAAACTGCGGGGCCATCTGCAGCAGCATGGCGTATGCCTTGCGGCCGTGCTCGGTGGTCAGGTCCAGGCTGGAGACCAGCGCGCGGAACTCGGACTGCGTGCCAGGCAGCGCCAGGCCCAGCTCGGACAACTGCTTGGTCATGGCGGCCGTGCTGTTGTTGGCACGCTCCGCTTGGCTGTAGTACGTCTTGTAATAGGCCTCGGATGCCGAGATATACGCATCCACGCTGCCAAAGTTGGCCACCAGCTTGCTGGCCATGTCCGCGCCAGTCAGGCCCACGCTGTAGAGCTTGTTGCCCAGCACCTCAAACGTGGCATTGGTCGCAGCCAGGCTGGTGGACAGGCGCGTCAGGGTGGCAGTCTGGCTTTCACCGGCCTTGGTGTATTTGTCGGTGCCCAGCACCAGCGCCGCCATGGTGTTGCCTGCGGCCGTCATTTCCTCCTGCAGGCGGGCTGTGATCTGGTCGCCCGTCAGGCCTTCAGTGCTGAAACGAATGTCCCTCGTGTACTTCTTGACCGCGTCGGAAGACAGGCCGAGGGCTTTGGCCTGGTCGCCAATGCCAGCGCGTAGCACTTCAAAGGTAGCCTGCAACTGGCCGTTGGCGGCCAATGCAGCGTACTCGGTCCAGCTGCGGTCGCTACCGAACCAGCCGCCGTCTTTCTCATAGTCTGCATAGGAGCGCAGTGTCCCGCCTAGGCGGCCTGCAATGCCATTGCCCGTCAGCTCCACGCTGCCGCCAAAAATGCCCAGGCCATCGACCAGACCGCCCAGCACAGAGCCCACCATGGTGCCGATGCCCGGCATGATGTAAGTGCCGATGGCCGACCCAATGGCAGCGCCATACTGGCCCTGAGTGAGGCTGTAGATGCTGCCCAGGTAGCCAGCGGCCGAGCCCAGGCCACCGTCAAAGCCTGGCAGCGTCTTCAGATACGCGTCAGCAGACTGCACCGTCTGGCCCAGGGACATCAGGGAGGAGCCTGCTGACTCCCAGCCCTTGGTAACCAGGCTCATGCCCTGGTCCATCATCCAGGTGCTGCCCTTGGTGCCCCAGGTAGACCAGTCAGCAAAGCCACCATTGAGCAGGTTGCTGCCGCTGTTCAGAATGCCCGAGCTACCCACCAGGCTGGCGGCCGTATCAGTGGCACCGGCCGCCCCACCGCCCGTGATTCCCAGCATCTGGCCGACGATGCGCACCACGAAAGGCTGTGCAAAGGCCTTGTAGAGCTGGTCCGCAACCGTGGTTTTAAAGGTGGTGGCCAAGCTGGTGGTGAACGATTTCCAGCCGCTCTTGCCGCTGTTGAGCATGTCCGCAAAGCCCTTGCGGAATACATCGTCATATTGCTGGACGGACTCGCTCCAGACCTGCAGGTTGACCTTTGCGCCAGCGTTGGCCAGCTCCTGCAGGCGGGCCTGCTCCAGCGTGGCCAGGGCCGCCTTCTTCCCAGCGTCGTCCAGGTTGAGCTTGTCTACGGCCGCGATTTCCTTGGCATAGCGCAGCTCTACCTGGCGCTGGGCTGCAATGATTTGGCGCTGCTGCGCGCTGGCACCGGACAGCTCAAACTCCAGCTGGTACGACTTGCCCATTTCTTGGGCATTGCGCAGCAGCTCGTCCGCACGCTGCTGCACGGCTTTGTAATCAGCCTGGCCAAGGGCGGCGGCAAAGTCCTTTTGCGCGGCAATTTTCTCGCGCAGTGAGGCAATGTATCTAGGGTCGAAGCTATCGCTGCCCTCGGCCTCGGCCAACTGGTGCTGCAGCGTGGCCAGGGTCATCTGCTCGATGGCAGTACGGCCTTTGCCGAAAACCTCATTGGCCGCCGCCTGGTCGCGAGCACGCTGGCCAATGGCCTGGGCGTCCTTGTAGTTGGCGTCGATGGCTTGCTGGTGCGCCTTGTATGACTGCTCCAGGCCCTCGTTGCTTCGCAACTGCGCGGCCAAGGTATCTGCGATGGCCTGCTTTTCCTTCAATCGGGCAATGGTCTTGCCATCGGTGGCCAGCTTGATCTGCTCGGCAATCTTGAGGCTCTCGCGCTCGGCGGTGTTCAGCTCTGTGGCACCGCTGCCCATCGTCAAAAGCTGCTGGTGGTACTGCTGAGCGGCCACCAGTTGGCTACGCATGCTGGCCAGGTCGGTGTCACTGACGCTGATGGCTCCAGTGCCCTTGCCGCCCTTCTTGCTGTATTTTTCTTCAATACCCGCGCGTACAGCGGCATAGTCTTTTGCAGCCTGCGCCGCCGCTTTGATTTCCTCGGCAGAGGCGTCTTTTGCAACCAGGGTCAAGGGCTTGTATTTGGCCGCCGCCTGGTCGAGCTCAACTTGCTTCTTGACGGCATCGCTGGCGTAGCGCGCGGCTTCCTTTTGCAAATCTATGCCGTGTTGGCGCGCCTTGTTTTCCTCATCGATAGCCTCTGCGGTCGCCTTGCCTGCAGATTCAGTCAGCTGCAGCAAGCCCTTGGCATTTTCAAGCCGCGCCTCCAATTCAGCAGTGGCCTTACCGTCCTTGATCCCGAGATTGGTGTTCTGCTCCTTGCGGCGGCGGATAGCTTCTTCTAAAGCCTCGATTTGACTTTTCGCCCGGTCTTCTACTGTGGTCGGCCGGCCGATATTTAGAAAGGCGTCCCATGCCTCCTTTGCCAGGTCACGGGCACCACGCCAGCCCCGTTCGATATATCCCAGCTCGGCTTCCAGCTGCTTCGCCCTGGACGACATGGCATCGCTGTAGGTCTTCTGAGCCAGCGCCGCAGCTTCTTCAGCTCTGCCCTGATCTTCAAGCGCTCTGATTTGCCGATAAACAGCGGGTGTCAGGTAGTTATAGGACTCATTGAGCTTGGCTGACGCCTCCGCTGGCTTGGTACCGAGCTGTTCAAGGTCTTTGGCCGTCTGCTCAATGGAGCGGCCTGCCAAGTCCTCCATTCGCACGGCCATGACAGTGAATTCGACCAGGCTCTCACGCGCGATCTTGCCGCTGCCAGCCAGAATGGCCAGGCCTTCTGCAGCCTTGGACTGAGTACCGTAAATCCCGTCTGTTTCACGAGACATGCGGCTCAGCGCCTCGGCCGTGACGCCCGCCGCATTGCCGTTGAGCACCGTGAGCTGGCGGAACTTGTCCTGCTCAGCGCTGCCGTGGTAGTACGCTGCTGCAACCAGGCCCGCCCCCACGGAGAGGCCACCGATGGCAGCCGTCGCAGGGGTGATTGCGCCCACCATGGCACGAGCAGCATTGCCGATGCCGCCAAAACTGTCTTTGATTTGCCCGCCTTGCTGGATGGCCACCATCCAGATCGGCATGCCGCTGGCCACGCTGGTGACCACATCAGTCATCTGCATGGGCAGCATGCGCATGGCCTGGGCATGCTGTGCGGCCGAGATAGCACCGGCCTTGTGCAGATTGTTGGCCGCATCCAGTGCGCGCTGGTACTGCGGGCTTGTATCGTTGAGGCCAGCCTGCGCCTGCCGCAGCCCTTGCGTCCCGGCTGCGGCCTGCTGGCCTGCTAGAGCAACCTGTTTCAGCCCTTCGCTGGCTTTCTCAGACCCCGCCTGCACCCGAGTGGCCATTTGCGCGGCTTCTGCGCCCACGCTCTGGATGCTCTGCGCCGCTGGCCCGCCGTCGATGCCCGAGATTGCCTGGGCAGCCTCGGCCGCGCCGGACTTAACGCCGCTGACGTCAAGTTTTGCGCGGTATTCGACGGTGTTGTTGTTGCCAGACATGGTGCTATTGCTTGTTGCGCAGCTTGCGCGCTTCGTCTTCCAGAATGCGCACCTGCAAGAGCACAGCGCGCCGCTTTTTGGGCTTGATGCCGTGCATGTCCATCACGGCCAGAAGGGATGCGTAGTCAATCCCCTCGTAGAACACCTGGGTGAATCCAGCGATCACGCGCCACTGGGTCCATGTGGCCAGGAAGCACTCCCATGCGGGCCAGAGGTCTGCGGGAAGCTCCAGGTCTTCGTCCTGGTCCTCCTCGATCTCCTGTGGCTGGGCTTGCTTGACCAGGTCGGGGTCCACGCCGAGCTTTTTCCACTGTTCCCGCAGCTCGGCGTCGTCCTCTTCAGTGCAGCGCGGCCTGGTCAGGAGGTGATGACGGGCTGCGCTTCGGAGTTTTTTTCCACATCCTCTGCCGTCACGGGCTTGTTGATGGCGTCGAAGTAGGCCTTGACCAGGCTGGTTTCGATGCCGTCCAGGTCTTCCTCCAGCTCCGCGCGGGCTGCGGGCGTGTACGCCACAAACTGGTCCTTGCTGTCGCGCAGTTCCCAGTCGACCAGGACCTCGTTAAGCAGCTCGGCATCCGTCATGGTCTTGGCGTCCAGGCGGGCCTTCCAGAAGGCGCGCTGGTGGGCGTCGGTCGCGGGATCGTCAATCAGCTTCTGGATGGACTGGCGAACCTCGGCTGTCATGCCCATGGCAGCCACGCGGTGGTTCAGCGCTACGCGCTCGGACTTCTTCAGGCGCTTGAAGCGCGCGCGGAACTTGAGCACCTCGGGCTTGTCATCGTCGCCCACGCGGGCGAAGGTGACAGAAGTCCAGAACGCAACGGACGGAAGGATGACGGCCATAACTACTCTCTTTGAAACGGTTTTTCAGGGAACTTGAGGCTCAAGGCGTGGCGGTCAGACCGTGATGGTCCATTCGTCATTGCCTGCACTGCTGGGGATCAGCGTCAGCGGGATGGTGATCATCTGGATGCCGTCCTGGTCGCTGAAGCTGGGCTTGCCTACTTGGGCCAGCGGCGCAGCTATGGCCACCGTATTGGTCACCGCTTGGCCGTGCTTGAGGGCCAGGGGCACCTTGACGCCTGCGCGGGCCATTTCGATCCAGTTCTTTGTGGCAACCGACGTATTGCGGAAGGTGACGCTGGCAGTGGACTCGCGGCCGGTGATATCGGTGTCATCCACCTTCATCAAGTCTTGCTTGACCACCTTGTTGCCAAAGTCCAGATTGAAGCTGCTGGCCTCTGCCTGGTAGCCGTCCAGGCTCAATGTGCTGTTGAGCTTATTGACACCCAGAGGGCGCTGGAACTTGGCGTAGTTCACTGCAGGCATGCTTGCAGCGTCTTCCACCGGAATGAATGCGCCCGTGAACTCAAACTGCCATTTCGGGATGCCTTTGGCGTCAATCACGGCCTTGCAGTTGCCGCGTGCGCCGCTCATCTTGTAGACCAGTTTGTCGAGCGTGGCGATGATGGTCAGGCTCTGCAGATTGTCCGTGACCGGGGCAAACACAGTGCCTGCCGTAGGGCTGGGCGCAGGCGTATTGGTGGCACTGGCTGCGCAGGCGCGAATCAGCGCTTCGTAGCCAGGCAGATCGCCTGCCACGCCCACACCGGCCAGGCCCACGCTGAATGCCACCTTGCGGTAGATGGTGACCAGAACTTTCTCAGAGGCACCAAAGTAAGGGCGGATCACGCCCTGGCTGGCCTCGTCGCCTTCCAGTGGCGTCAGCGTCACATCGCTGACTTCAATGGCGTGGGCAGCGGTGGGAGCGGCCAGGGTGCCGGAAACGGCTTCGATCATGGCCAGGATGGCCAGCTTGTTGATGTACTTCGCCATGTTTACTCCTCGGAAGTTACGGGCTTGTCGGCAACGAGCTGGCGTTTGCCGTCAATGATTTGGTAGAGGCCGCCCTGGCCATGGAACTCGTCCGTGGCGTTATTCGTGGCGGTCTGCGTGGGCTGAACCAAGGCCAGGGAGGCATCGGCTCCTGCGGCAGTGCTGGGCGTTTGCCCTTCTTTGGCTTTGCCATTGGCGGTACTCATTTGCTGCTCCAGTAATGCTCGATGTGGAATTCATCGCCCCACCAGACCCGGCCGTTGTCCAGGTCGATGAGCTGGCCCCTGCCTGCGGTCAGTGGGCTGTCAACACCGTCAGGTGCCCAGCCAAGCAGGGCTTTACGGATCTCGCCTCGCAGCCGCTCCAGCTCGTCGTTGGCAGCGCTGCCTGTGCTGTCGCGCTTGTTATCCAGGACCAGCACGATGGAAAGCGTGGTTTCGACGGCCTGCAGCACGCTGCCACTGAAGGCTGCATCAGCACCAGGTCGGTCAGCCATCGGCACCACAAAGGCAGCTGGCGTTGCCACAGACGGGGCTTTCAGCGCGGCCGCCAGCTCCAGAGCCCCATCCACCATGCGCAGGCTGGTTTGAGCTTTCAGGCGCTGTTTGACGGCATTCACCAAGCTCATCGGAAGGCCCCCAACTGGCGGCGGCTGAACACGGGGTCAGGGAAGCTGAAGCGCACGTCCGTATTGGCACCAGCGCTGCCACCGGCCTGCGGATCGTCCGCGCCCAGGCTGAACTTGCCCTCGGCCGTGGCCTGCAGCAGGCGCTGTGCGTCGCGGTAGTCGCGGGCAATGGGCGAGGTCTTCTCGTCGCTGATGCCGTCCTTCTGCAGCAGATAGCGGGCAATGGCGCGGGACCAGCCTGCAATCAGCTTTCGAGTGGATGCGGCTGTCAGGTCCATGGGCACGGCATAGCCACGCTTGGCCAGGTAGCCGTCAATCACGGCATCGGCCTCAGACACGGCGTCGTCAATGCGGCGCAGGGCTGCATCGGCATCCGTAATGTCTTCGGCACTCCATGCCCCACGGTCAAGCCCGCGCAGCGTGGCGTCCATCAGATCGTCCGCAATCACGGACTTACCGTCCGGTGTGGCTACCTGGGCCAGCTCACGAGCGCCTGGGCGCTCGGCCAGCTCTGCATGGGAGATGTAGGGCATGGTGGGAGCGACCTTTACAGCCAGGGCGAAACCAGAGACTTCAGGCGGTCCTTCAAGTCGTTGGACTCGGTGGCCGTGCCGTCCGCGTTGGGCACCAACTCAGCTGTCAGCAGCTTGTTCGCAACTCGCTGCAGCGAGGTAGGCACCACCAAGGTCGTAGCCCGCAGGCCCAGCGGACGACCGCCGTCACCCTTGCACTGCTCAATGGCATTGATGGCCGCCCAGACGTTGTCAGCGTTCAGAGGCTGGTTGCTGGCGAAGGCCATCTGCCAGAAGCCAAAGCCCACGTTGCAGCGGCTGTCCACGCCGTACTCGAACTGAGCCTTGCTGTAGACGTTGGGGTCGGTCTCAGCGGTCATTGCCACAAAGTTGGGCTTCTTGCGGTCCTGGAAGATCAAAGGCTTGATAGCGCGGGATGTGTCCAGCACAAACCACAGAGGGCCGTTGCCGCCCAGGTCGGCATTGGCCACAGATTCCAGTTTGCCCTGCGCATTCTTGACCGGGTGATTGGCCGCAAAGAAGGGCTTGCCGTCATAGCACTTCACTGACACGCCGTCCTTGAGGAGACCGAAGGTCAGTTCGTCAGGGTGCGCGGCGGCGGACCGGCCGAGTTCTTGCATCAACGGCGTGTAGGTGCCGTGGGTGTCGTCTTCGATGGCAGTCTTAGGAACTGCCACAGTCAGCTCAAAGGGCTTGTTCTTGATGCTGTAGCCGTGGTTTTCCAGGCCGTGAACAACACGTTCCGCGATCCATTCGCGCATGCCAGGCATCTGACCGAGCCAGCCGTACTCTTCGGTGCCGGTGGTACTGGGAACAACAGTGGCCAGTTGTTGGTACTGGCTGGCTGCCTGGCCCAGAGTGCCGACGAAAGCGGTCTTGTAGCCAATGAATAGGGTTTTCAGATTTGCAGGAGTGATCAGCATTGCTGTGCCTCTATGTTGATTGGGGGAATGGCCTGCGGGTGGGCTTAGGCCGTGGTGGGTACGGCTGCGGTGCCGATGGCCACCCACACGCCAAAGTCGTCGATATCGACGATCTCGCCTGCAATGCAGCTGCCGGTCTTGGATACGGTGTGGTCGTCGGCCACAAAGGCATTGCTCCCAATGTCGGGGCGCTTGATCTCACCCGCCCCCGCGCTGTTTTCGAAGCAGAAGACGGCCCGCTCGCCCTTGACCAGGTCGGCGCCGGCTTCGACACGCTCCACACAGACGGCGCGCACCGGCTTCTTGTCGGCCGCCACGGAGGGCTTGGCCGCGCCTGTGGCGTCCAGCGTGTACATGGCTCCGGCCATGATTGCGGCGGCGACGGTGTCTGCCACCATGAAGGGGGTGCCACGGCGTGGCGTGTTACGGTCTGCGGTCAGGCTAGGCATGTTGGTCCTCAGCGTTGTTGGTCAGGGATGGCGCGAGTTCAGGACTCGGCCTTGGTCTTGGCAAAGGCTTCGGGATCAACGCCCATAGCGCTGCACGCCGCCAGCTCGTCCTGGCTGAGACCGTGTGCGCCGGTGGCCAGTGCTGCAGGAGCCTTGCCCCCGGTCTGGGTGCTGGTGAGCGCTGCGACGGGCTGGGCTGTCTGCAGGTAGGCGGTCAGTGCGGCCATATTGGTTTTGCCCAGATCGCGTGCCCAAGGCTCCATGGCGGGCAGCAGACGGCCATCGGCCAGCGCGGGCTGGATCAGCTTGTCGACCTCTGTGGCATGGGCTTGCGCCGTCAGCGCGGCCAACTGGCCTTGCATGGCGGTGACCGTTTCGACTGGCACAAACTTAGCGGGGTCGGGGGCCTTGGCTGTCAGTGCGCTGCAGGCGGCCGCGACGGCGGTGGCACCGTCTTCGGCCTTCAGAACCAGGGCCGTGCGGGCGGCCTCGGCCACGTCCTTGTGGGTTTGCACGGCCGTCAGAGCGGCCTGTTCGGTGGTGCTGTCGGGCAGGCCGAGAACGGCCAGGAGGGCTTTGAGTAGGAGCATGGGTTCCTCGGTAGGTGCTGTGGTGGTGGAAAACTGCGCCGATGCGGCGGCCTGCATGGCGTTCAGCGCCTGCATTCCGTGGATGGCTGGGTGGTTCGTGAGCGCACCCATGGTCACTTTGAGCACCTCGCCCGTGCCTTCCGCATACAGGAACACGGGGCTGAAGTAGCGGTACTCACCAGAGGCAATGGCTTGCAGGGCGCGGGCGGTGAACTCAACTTCGGCAAACAGGCCAGAGCCCTCGGCCCAGCGCAGCCCATGAATCCAGCCAGCAGCAGGTGCGGGCTGACCGTTTGCTTCCTTGTGCAGGGTCTGGTGCTCGTAGTCGATGACGGGAGGCTGAGTCGCGTCGAATCGGCCAATGACCTGAGTAGCGATGGCTGCATTGATGCGCCAAGCCGGGACATCCATGGCGCGGCCGTCGCTGGGAGTGAAGTCCTGGCCTGGTGTCAGCTGTATCCAGTAGCGGCCATTGGCATTGGCCTGCTGTGTGCTGATGTCACCGAGCGTGAAGCTGCAGGCAGCCACAGCGGCACCGAGGGCGGCAGCGGTCAGGACAGCGAGGCGAGCGGTTTTGGAAGGCATGCCCGCCATGGTCTGCGGGCGGGGCTTCGCGGTCTTTTGGCCGAGGGCACAAGATGTGCCCTCGCTGGGGGATCAGTCGGGGAGACCGTTCATTTTTCGGTGCAGCCAGTCCTGGACGATGGCCAAGACTTCGGCATTGTCCTCGTCGGACACGCCCAGGAACTGTCGCTGCGGCATATTGCCATTGATGCCGCTCCCATTGCCACCCGCATTGTGGATGGCTGCATACACGCGGTTGCTGCCCCAAGCCACGGTATCAGCGGTCAGCACTTGGGCGAGGATGTAGCGCCGTAGATAAGCGTTGAGCGTCAGGATCAGGCTGGTGTTCTTCTTTTTGCGCTTGATGTAGCCAGGCGACAAAGGCTTCCAGGCTACGCCTTGTGGGTCTGTCTGGGTGGTGAATCGCTGTTGGGTGCTGCCCTGGAAGTACTCCCCCATGCGGTACATCAGCGGCGTCGTGTCTGGGCTTTCTGCCAAGTCCTGCAGATTGCGCAGCAGTTGGTCATCGCTGGCTGTGACGGTAATGCTTGCGCCGGTAAGGGTGGCCATGGTGCTTCCTGGCAGTCATCGTAGAATGGGTTCGTCACGTAGAAGGCAGCGCCTCTGTCCACCGACCCTGCGTGATACGGCCAGCCGGAGAGCGCTCCGCTGGCCTTTTTTATTCCTGGTCGTCCTGCAGACGGCGATATAGGTTCACCCCCACACGCCAGTCAGCCTCACTTTGCCCTGTGCCGGGGAATGTGGTCACACCAGCCCAGCCATCGCTGCCGACCTCAAACACGGCCAATGCGGGTGTTTCTTCGCCTTCCACCTGAAACCTTGCGATGTAGCGGCGGCGTACCACGGCCTTTTGCAGGGCGTGCATCCACTCAAGGCGCACCCAGATTTCGTCAGGGTCCTGCAGGGCCTGGGCCAGCAAGGGCATGAAGACCTCGCGGCCGCGCTTGGTGGCCTTGATGTTGCCTTTGGCATCGGTAAACAGCTCTGCGCCTACCGCCAGGCGCTCACCGATCACGTCCTGGTAGACGGCAGGCTGGGTGAGCGTGGCTCCAAACTTGGCCAGGTAGGCGCGTGCGTAGTCTTCGGCAGGGAGACCCGCAGGCAGCAAGTCCGCAGCAGCGAACGGGCGCGCAGCGGGTAGTGGCCAGTCTGGGCGCTGGTTGGGCAGGCCGTGGCCGCCTGCGCTGCCAGGCACGGGAGGATCTGGCCTCTCTGGCGGGATGGCGCTGCGCAGGCGGGCATTGCCTGGCGCGTACTCAAAGCCGGGGTCGATGCCCTCTGGCACTTTGACCGCGCGGGGACCATTGGGGCTGCGCACACCAATGATGTGCTCCGCATACTTGACCTCGGGGGCCTGGTCAGGCCCGGTTTTACCCAGCTTTTCCAGGTCACGGCTCCACAAGCCTTTGACGCTGCACTGGCAGCCCCAGCCATTGGGCGGGAAGTGGGTTTGCCAGAACGGATCGTCCTTGGCCAGGACCAAGCCATTCCAGGACAGGTGCAAGGGGCGCGGATGTTCCACCCAGTCCGCGTGCTGGTACTGCCAGTACGGGGCGTGCTGCAATTGCTCCCAGCGGCCCGCTGCATAGCTGGTGGAGAGGTTGGTGTCGTAGATGACGCGGCTGCGCCAGTTGCGGCCGCCGTTGTAGTCCCAGCCGTGCTTGGCCACGATGCGGTCAAAGTCGCGGCGAAACTCTTCCAGCGTGGTGCCGTCCACGATGGCCTTTTCCACGGCCGCGCGGAAATCGGAGACGATGGCGTCACGGTTGGCACCCGCCACCACAAACGCATAGTCATGCTCCTGGGTGTAGATGTCCGTCCAGGCCGTAGTCGGCAGGTTCAGCTTGCGCTGAAAAAAGCCGATCTGCTCTCTGAAGGGCAAGGCCCCAAACGCGGCGCTGGCCATCAGAGGGCTCCTGCTTCCTGCAACACCTCATAGCGCCCGGCCAGGCGCGCGGCCGCCATGGCCTCGCCCATGGCCAGGGCGAACTGGTCCAGCGTCATGTTGGGGATGAGTTGCTCTAGCCCGTCGCGGATCTGCTCCAGGCTGGTAGCCGACTCGACCAGTTTGCGAATTTGCGCAAACCAGGGGCTGGTGGCTTGCTGCACGTTGTTGGCCAGCTGCGGCTGCATGGTCTGGCTCACGGTCAGAGGCTGAGCAGGAGGGGCAGGCATAACAGCGGTCAGAGCCGCCGTGCCCGTGGGGGCTGTCTGGACCACGGGCGTCACGCCGAGCACCACCTGTCCGGGTTGGGGCATCGGGATACCCAGCTTCTGATTGGCCCAATCCTGCGGAACCTGCACACCGATACCCACCAGCTTGGGCAGCGCTTCCGACAGCACCTGGATGTCTTCAGTCTCGCCCGTGATCAGCCCGAAGCGTGGGCAGCGCTTGATGCCATCGGGTGCCAGGCCGTTCATAGCCGCAATGGCATAGACCAGGTCGCGGGTGATCGTGGCGTTGAGCTGGCGGATATCGCCGTCCCGCAGATCCTTGCGCACTTCGTTGTGCACATTGCCCAGGGCATTGGTGCTGGCCGCGCCATCTGCGCCGCTGGTCAGCGTGCCGCCCAGGATGACCTTGGACTGGTTGCGCTCGCACCAGCTGATCATCAGCTCAAAGGCCTTGGGGTCGCCGGTGGCAGCGTCCTTGAAGTCAATCAGCATGCCCTCGGGGATGATCCCGGCCGCGTTGTGGCCAATGCCCACCAGGGCACGCAGCAGCGTGGCCTTCTCGCGCTCACTGGCATTGGGCGGGTACTTGCCCAGGCGCACGGGGATGCCGTAGATCTCCAGAAACTCGGCCAGGTCGCCCACGCTGTAGTTCTTGAAAAGATAGGTCCAGACCAGCTGGCGGAACAGCGCCGTGCGCTCCAGGTAGCCGCTTTTGGCCTTGTGGATGTGGGTGACCCAGCCAAAAGGCCTGAGGGCCTCGCCCTGGATGCCGTCGGCGTCTGCGGTGTTGGAGCGCAGGCGCAGCTCCTGCCGGTAGCCACGATGCAGCTGGAACCAGGACTGGGGGCGATGCGTCAACGTCTTTGGTAGCCAGAAGCCTTCCACCCGGTGCCATTCGGTTTCAAGGCATGCAAAGCCTTTTCCGATGGCGTCGGTCGCATCAAAGATCACGTCTTCAAAGTCGGGGATGGACTGCACCAGCTCGCCCAGTTGCTCGGTGTTGCGCTTTTCCAGGGTACTGGCGTTGTCGGGGGCGGTGATCTCCCAGTCCAGAATCAGGGCGCGGCGGCGCTTGCCCATCTCGCTGGCAATGTGGCCGTCCTTTTCCTCCATGTCCTCAAACAGGTCGAACTGGGCCGTGAGGTCGCCTTGCTCGGCTGCGTCCAGGATGGCGGCCAGCTTGGAAGGCGTGAGGCCTCGGGTCGGGTGGCTTTGCAGTTCGCGCTGCAGATGGCCCAGCTGAGAGGTCTGCGGTGTGTTCACGCTGGCCAGGTCAATGGGCTGGCCGTCAGCGCCCAGAATCATGCTTTTTGCCATGGCGGCACCTCGCTTTGTGTTTTTGCATTGGGTGAGCTGCAGCAGCACGAGGCGGGGAGGCGTTTATAAACGCCGCAGAGGCCCCGGATGCAGCAAGCCGGGGGCATTGCATGTCCACCGGCTAAAAATCGCTCAAATCGCCGTTTTCGGGCTTGGCGGTTTTGCATCACCAGGCCTCGTGCTCGATGAGCGGGAAGTCCAGGTCTTCGCGCATGCCACCGGCCTGCAGGTTATCGAAGCCTCTGGGGTGCGTTGGTACGGCGATGTAGTCGATGGGCGCGTTCAGGTTGACCGAGGCATACCAGCCGAGGGCCAGCATCACTGCGCTGTCCCCGTGGCGCTGCAGCTCCGGGTCTTTCAAGTCCTTGCGGCGCAGCTTGGTCACCATGGGCACGCCGTCGACCTCTTCAATGGCGCGCAAGTCCATCGCCCAGTTGGCGTCCATTGGCAGATCGGTCAGGCCGTCTTCAAAGCCCTGGATGAACTTGGGCATCCACATGCTGTACCAGGCGCGGTTGAGGATGACCTGATGCACATGGCTGTGGCCAAACTCGTCGGCGGCTTCTTCGGCCAGCGCCTGGCCAGGGCCTGTAGCGTCCATAGCCCCGCCGCAGCGGTTGGGCAGGCGGCGGATAGCGTGAAAGATGATTTGCTTTTGCTGGGCATAGGGCACCTTGTGCATCTCAATGCCCAAGCGTGTTTGTCGGCGCAGTCCCAGCGTGAGCGCGTGGCCGCCCCAGACCGAGAAATCGCGGTGGCGCGCATAGTCTTGGGAAAACACATGGCGCACGCTTGGGTCCAGTTCGCCCAACACGGGGTCCAGCACGCGGGCAATCCAGTCAGCTACCCAGGCTTCACGCTCAGCAGGAGGCTTGGTCACAAAGTCATCATCAAGCGCCAGGCGCACCACCGTGGCCTCGGGCAACACCTGAGCGCGGTCAATCCACACGCCTGGCAGGCACACTCCACTGCCGTCGCGCGGGGTGGCGTCCAGCTCCTCGCGCATGGCGGCCTTGCGCACGCCATACCCGTTGCGAATCTTGGCGTACCACTTCTTCTTGCCCTCGGCCGTGGCTTCTTCACCCTTCATCCAGCACACGCGCTCATAAAGCCCATTGGCCACGGCATCGTCAAACGTGACCGTGAACACTGCGGCGTCTTCGCCATAGCGTCCGGCCTCGATGTCGCGGCAGAACTGTGCAAACGGGTTGTTCTTGCCGTTGTGCGAGCTGATGACCGTGATCTGGCCGCCCCAGATCAGCAGAGCAGTCGCGGCGTCCAGCACGCCCTGGACGTCCGGGTGGAATGCGGCTTCATCAATGACCACATGGCCCTGCAGGCCCCGGATGTTGGCTGGACGGCTGGACAGCGCACAAACCTGGAACCCGCTGGCAAAGCGGATGCGGTAGGCCGTGATGTGTTTGGTCTTGCCGGTTTCGGGGTCCTGGTCTTCAAACAGGAACTCTTCAATATCCGACACGGAGCCCTGAGCGCGGGCAATGATCTGGGCAAACTTGGCCACATAGCCAATCGCCTCCAGGCCCTTTTCGCGGGTGTCACCGATGTAGTAGACGTTGTCGCCGCCCGCCACCTTGCTGGCAGCAGCCACCAGGGTCTTGCGCAGCATGACCGCGAAAGTGATGCCTGTGCGGCGGCCCTTGGGGACGGCCACGATAGAGCGCTGCAGCTTCACCACCTCGCGCTGGTGGGCCATCAGCACGCCTTCGTCCAGCGGGTTGAAACCGGCCGGAATCTCGCGCACACGGGCGGGCAGCTCGTCCCACTCGACAATGCGGACAGTGCTGCTCAAGGGCTGGACAATAGAGGCCATCAGCGCACCCCCAGGAATTCCTTGACCCAGAAGTCCACCTGATCCTGGCTCATGCCTTGGGTCTTGGCGATCTTTTCCAGGTTGCCTTGCTGCTCCTCGAGGAGCCTGCGGCGGGCATGCTCTTCAATGGCCTCGCGCTCTTTCAGGCTCATGGTGCGGGCCTGCATGGCGGCACGGGCAGCGCGGGCCAGCTCGGACACTTCCTTGATGCTGACCTTTTCGTTGCCATGCGCGTTCAACGCCGCATTCGTGGCCAGCGTGGTCACGGCCTGGGCCAAGAGCGCCCCGGCCTTGTCGCCCACGCCTTCGCCCAGCTCGTCCACCAGAGCGGCCGAGGCCGTCTCAATCTCACGCATGCGGCCCATCATTTCGTCGAAGCCAACGCGGTAACGGTGGATGCCGCTGCGGCTGATGTCGGCTGCGGGGTACTTGGCGCGCATTGCGTCCAGCAGCTCGTCCAGGGTGTGGCGATCATCGCGGATGAGCTTTTCGAGGAACTTGCGGGCCTCGGGGTCTAGGCGCGATACAGAAGACTTGCGGCCCATATCAGGCTCCGGGGCGCTTGACGCCAGGCTGGACGACGCGGCCCTTGGCCACATCCATGCCGCGCTCGCTCAGCGTGGCCAGGAGCACCGACTCGACTTCTTCAACCTTGAGCAGCCCTTGCTCTTCCAGCCAGCGCAGATCGGTCTTGACCTGGTCACGGCTGGGCGAGTGGCCCCAGCGCTCCAGCAGCGTGCAGATGATGGAGCTATTGCTCTTGTACGAGGGCAGCTCGGCCAGCGCCCGCAGGATGACCAGGCGGCGGTCTTCGGTAAGGACTTGGGCGTAGTTGCTCATGTCTTGGCTCTATTTCGAGTTGTGGAGTAGATAGCTCTCGACACGCTCCAGCCCGCGTGCCATGGGGTCCATGCGCTGGCTGACGGCTTCAACAGAGCCCGCCAGCCTTGCCAGATTGGTGCCCAGCTCGTGCAGTTGCTGCTGGCTGGGAACCTGTTTCATCTGGGCTTCCAGCGTGGTGATGCGGGTGCGCAGGTCCAGCAGCTCGGCCGCACTGGCAGCTTGGCGGCCCACGAACCAGGAATAGACGCCCAGCGCGGCCATGACCAGCCAACGCACGGCCTCGGAGCTGAATGTCATATCGGAAAAATTCATGGTTTTTGCTGCTCAAAGGTGGACTGGCACTTCACACACCGCTGGCAACCTGGCATTGCCCAGCGGCGGGCTTCGGGGATCTGGGCATCGCAGTCGATGCACTCGGTGGCTGAGTCGGTCATGGTCTTGCCCACAAGACCTGCGCGGCGCGTCTGGTCTCGCAGCGCGTCCTCTCGCAACTGCAGCTCACGGGCCTGGGCACGGTCAAAGAAGTCGGTCAATCTGCAGCTCCTACGGCGGGCTGCAGGGCACGGCCTGCGTGGCAGACACTGGCAGCGAACTGCTGCAGTCCTGCGACCTGGTCTCGGAGCTGGTCAGCCTCTGCAGCCAGGTCGACATACGCTTCTGCGCTTTCTCCGAATAGCTCTCGGGCGGTGGCGGCTTCGCCAGCGCAGGCGGCAAGGCCGGCATCTCCAGCTGGGTAGGGATTGGTGCGCGATTTGAGGCGGGCAAGCTCTGCGCGCAGGCTGCGCAAAGAAGCGGCAGCAGAGTCAGCAGCAGCCTGGCTGGCCGCTGCGCGTTGGGTGTGGTCATGGGCGACTTTCTCGGCATTGCGTTGGCGCAGGGTGTTGCCTGCAGCGGTTACCTGGCTGCGCAGGCGTTCCTGGTCGTTCCAGGCTTTTTGCACGCGGTCTGCGCCCTGGGCATCACCTTGAGCAATCAAATGGTCCTGGTACAGGCCGAAGCCCCAGTAAGCTGCGGCCACCAAGAGGCCCACCAGCAGATAGCGCGCTGTGGGCTTCATAGGCCAGGCCCCCAGCTCAGATAGCGCGGCTGCAGCTCGACCAGGATGCGCTGGGGGTAGCCGAGGTTTTCACGGCAATGGACGGCCGCGCGGCGGGCTTTGCCGCAAGCCGCATCCACTTGCTGCCGTGTGGGCTGGGCGGCCCCGGAAACCGCTGCTTCACGTTGCCAATGGCCAAGCCCGCCGTTGTACCCGCGCAGGGCCACCCACATTCGGTCGTAAGCGCTGTAGTGAGTCGGCGTGCGGTCGTAGAGGTATTTGTCGTAGCCGACCAGGGCGCGCAATGCCCAGGTGGTGTTGTGAGGCTGACAATCGGCCGGGGCCAGCTTGTTCAGCTCGCACCACCAGGAGGCTGTGGTTGGCATGAACTGGGCCAGGCCACGTGCACCGACGCGGCTGACAGCCTCGGGCTTCCAGGCGGACTCCTGGTGCACCTGTGCGGCAAAGACGGCCACTGGAGCGCCCAGGCCCCAGGTGGCATTGGCGGTGCGCACCAACAAGGCCCTATGCGGCTGGGCTGCAGCTGGCACCTGGGCCTGGGCGCTGCGGCAGTAGCCCAGTGCGGCCGAGACCATCGCCACGCCTACCAGGATGGCTGCACGGATATGACGGCTGCGCATGGCTCAACCGCCCAGGCTGATGGCGAGAATGGCGGCCGAAATGATGAGCGCACGACGGAGCATGCAGCCCAGCATGAAGTACAGAGGGGCAGCGTCCGGCCAGGACACAAGCGTGCATGACTCGCCAGGAGAGGCTGGATCAGGGCTGTATTCGGCAGGCTCAGCTGTGCCGGGATGGCTCAGCAGGCGTAGCGCGTCCAGATTGGGGCGCGCATAGGGATAGACGGCGCGATCAATCCAGTAGCCAGCAAGGGCGGCCAGGGAGATCAGATTGAGCTTGTAGAGGCTGACCGGCAGTTGCTGTGGTGCGATCAGAAAGACGGCCAGGGACAGGATCGCGGCAATCAACCACCACGAGGTCATGCGCGGCAGCTTGGATTGGCGGAGGCTTTGGGCAGAAGTGGATGACATGAACGTCCTCGGTGTGAACTTTCGGGTTTGAAAGCCCACACTCTGGACGTCAGAGCGGGATTGGTCTTTTGGCCGAGGGCACTATGGCTAGGCCCTGTATAGGATCAGCTCGCGGTCTGCCTCTTGCAGTCTGCGTCCCAATGCACGATCTGGAAAACGCTGTTTCCGGGCGCAGGCTCAATCTCCAAGGAAAGCAGCTCTAGGTCTTTACTCCCTGCTGCTTTGCCAAGCAGGCCTACAAAGCGGATTCGCCCCTCATAAGCGCCATAGGAATTTTTAGCAGAAACGTCGCCGCATACCCGCCTTAGGTCGCTATAGATAGTGCTTTGCTCTTCAGGAGTGACGACAAAGGCCTCCCCAAATTTCGCAGAGTCTGGGTCCTTGAGCTTCGTTTGCACGGCCTTCTGTGTTTTGCCAATAAGGCCTGACTCGGCGCTGCCACACGCCGAAAGCGCGCAGGCCAGGGTGAATGCAATGATGCTTCTCATCTTGTTGACTCTCTCCTATGCCCTTTGGGTGGCTTCACGTTGAATGCAGGCCTCAAGATAACGGGTCGTTCTAAGGCATTCAAAGGTCGTCAGCTTCTTGACTCTGTCGGTCGAAAACTCGCGCCGCATAAAAACCACTGCTCGCGCCTCATTAGCAGGACTCAAGGCCATGAGCCGTAGCAAGTCGCGCTGAGACGGGGTTGTCTCGGTGGGCCTTTTGGGCAATGTCGCTGGGGCAAGTTTAGGCGTTGCCAAAGAGCTAGGCGGGGCCTTGGGAATCTCTTCAGCAGGGGCACTTTCAGCACTCACCACGACGATGTTGTAGATGGTCTGATTTGTCGTGTTCTGGGTACTGTTTAGATCGCCGTCAACCCGCCCCGCTTGGACATTACCGTCGCCAAGGTCCTGCATCTTCTGCTTTGGCAGCAGCTTGCTAAGCCACTGCAATATCTCCCTCAACTTCACCCTTGTCTCCCCTGCAGTCTGCGCTGTTGGTTACTTGGCTCTTTTTCTGCCGGGTTTTGGCTCGGGGCTGTAGTCGCCGCCGATATGGCCAATCTGCACTGATCCTGACCCGGTGTTTTTCATTACCTGGCCTTTGGCACCTACAGATCCGCCTTGAAGGGCACCGATTGCGGCTGCCTTGACTGACAGGGGCGCAGCACGGAATAGCGCCAGCAATTCACGCTCATCAGCGGTCAGAGTTTCGCCGCTGGCCGATGGCTTTCCGGTCACCACGTAGGCGACATCGACGCCCACACGCGCCCACACGTCAAGAGCCTTTGCATTGGGATAGGCGGTCTCTTTCTCCCAGGAGGCCTGAGAGCTTTTGGATGCCTCGGTCAATGCCGCAAAAGCCGGTTGGGAGAAGCCCAAGCGCTCGCGCTCTTCCTTCAGGCGTTCACCTATTCCAGTTTTCTGATCCATTTATGTTCCATGGCTCAGAATTCTGAGCTATCATTCGTTCACACAAGTTCAAACAAACGCGCACTAGCGCCAACTAGTACGCACTAACCGGGACGCAACATGCCAATCAAAAAACGCTCTGAGGTCCGCGCCGAGTTTGCTCGTCTGGGACTGTCGTACTCGGCCTGGGCTACGCACCACGGCTACAACGTGAACCTAGTGATAGCCATCGTCAACGATGACGACGAGAACCCGGTACGCAAGTGCGCTCGTGGTGCCTCGCACAACATCGCTGTGCAGTTGCGCATCAAGGATGGCGAAGTGCAGCAGGTAGCTGCTCCTCGCATGCCTGTTTTTGCTTGAGTGGCTGTTATGTCGCAACAAGATATTACAGGCAAAACTCGGGCCGATTTGGCCTCACCAGGCAAGGTTTTGGTGCTCTATCGCCTGAGCGATACATGGCTGGCGCACTGCCAGGCTATCAAAGTGCCATTCGCTGACGTTCAGGAACTGGCTGCCCAGGGCGCAGTGGTGGGGGCGTATCTCCGTCTATCAGAGCGCCTTGCTGGCACAGGTACTGGTGCCACTGCAGCTGCACTGCCTCCAGGCGTTCCTTTTGTTCGGGTGGCTCCAGTTGCCACATCTGCTCCAGTCGCTGGGCTGTTGCAAGCAGCGTTGCTCGCGGCAGTTGTCTCGTCATCTCAGTCAGCACCCAGTGGTGCGCCCAAAGCTGGTCTTGAAGCGGCTGCAGTTGCTTTTGCACAGCGCGCTCTACCAGTTTTTCAAGCAGGGAAGTCTCGACGTTTTCGGCCATTGGTTCGCTCCAGGTTGTTGCTGGTGGCCAGTGTCAGCGTGCCGCGGACTTCTATGCAGATTTTTGTTTTGAACCAGGCTCTGGGAGGTACTTCCAATGGCTGCGCGTAACTGGAAACGCTTTCGTGCCAACAACTTGCGTGATGCCATGCGTGCTTGCAAGGACTTTGCGCTGGAAAAGCGCCAGCTGTCTGTGCCCCGCATTGCCGAGTTGATGGGCGATGTGACTGAGGAGACGCTGTATGGCTGGCTGAGCAAGGGCCGCATGCCTGCGGTGCTGATCCCAACCTTTGAGATGGTGTGCGGGGCCTACTTTGTGAGCGAGTGGCTCGCTGCCTCATCAGGCCGGATGGTCATCGCCATGCCCAAGGGCCACAAGGCCAGCCAGGCAGAGCTGATGCAGATCACCACGGACTGCTCCAACGCCATGACCCAACTGGCTGCGTTCTACGCCGACCCTACCAAGGTGGACACCGCTGCGTTGATGGAGTTGCTGCAGCGCCACCTGGAGCAGGTGGCTTTTCAGCACCACAACGTGGGCCAGTTCATTGCGCCAGAACTGGAGTTTGGGTCATGAGCATGTCCCCCGCTACTACCAAGAGCGCCCAGCCTGTGTTGCTTGTGATGGAGGTCTTGTGCGATTTCGCAGAGCAAGGCGTCACCAACAAGGACCTGGCTGAGGCCTGCAAGACCACGGCCGTAGTGATCACCCGCGCTACCAAGACGCTGATCGCCTTCGGCTGGTGCCGCAAATGTGAGGAGACAGAGCGCTTCTACCCCACATCGAAGTTCACCCGCCTGACCTTCAAGGTCGCTGACTCATTTGACCGGGCGCAGCGCCGCTTTGACGAGCGCCGCCAGTCCATGACTTCCCACTAATTCAGGAGAAATGACCCATGCCCCGTGCAGCAACAAAAACACAAGAGCCCGTGACCGATATCGTGCTGAGCCCCAAGGCGGTAGCTCAAATCGAAGGTGCCCAGGACGCCTTGGCAATCGATGACATGCAGATGCAAGCCCGTGTGCGGGCTGTGGCCCTCCAGGTTGGCTACCAGCTCCCTGGTGACTGCATTGACGCCGACCTGATTCAGCGCGATATCGCTGCCAACATGCGTCGAAGCGTGGAGGCTTGCCTGGAGGTGGGCCGTGGTTTGGCAACGCTCAAGGCAGCTTGCCTACATGGCAGCTTTGTGGCCCGTTTGGAGGTCTTGGGCGTCGAGGCACGAGTTGCACAGAAGTTCATGCAGTCGGCGGTGAAGTTTTCAAAAGCGTCGACGTCGACGCTTTTGAAGTCGGTCGACTCCCAATCCAAGCTGTTTGAAATGCTCGTCCTGGAGGATGAGCAGATTGATGAGCTGGCACTCACTGGCGAAAGCGGTGAACTGAAGCTGGACGACATTGCGACCATGTCCGTCAAGGAGCTGCGCTTGGCCTTGCGCCAGTCCAAGCAGGACCACAAGTACGCCAGCGAGCAGCAAACCAAGGAGCGCGAGCGCGCCGAAAAGGCCGAGAAAGCCCTCAAGGCTGGCGGCCCCAAGGCCCCGCCACCGCTGTCGGAGCGGCTGGAAGAGATCAGCGAAGACGTTGACAAGGTGCAAAAGGCAGCCTCTGAGGCCTTGCTGCAGATCAGCGGCCAGATTAAGTCTATCGACCAATGGTGGATGGACGAGATGGTCAAGCAACCAGGCTATGAGCCCGGAGACGCTGTCCCCATGCCCGCCGAGCTGGTGGCCCTGGCGCAGAAGCTGCACGACAACGCCGAGCGCATCGCAGCAGCAGTTGGCAGCCTGCAGCACCTGGTCTTTGACCGCTTCGGCCACGAAATCCAAGCCGCTCATACCTATGTGATGCAGCCCGGCGTGATCCCCGGCCAAGTTGGCCAGGCAGTAGTTGAGTAAGTCATGGCGGAGGACGATTCCATGGCACTCACACCAGCGATTTGTGACTACCTGCGGGAGCTGGCGCGCAAGCTGGATGCGGCCCCCCATGGCGGCGCAGGCCAGTTGCTGGACGACGCTGGCCAGTTTCTGGGCATGAGCAAGCAGACCATCTATCGCCATCTGAAGGCGGTGGCTGGCTGGGAAAGCGGCCGCAAGGCCCGCGCCGACAAGGGCAGCACCAGCGTGGACAGCGATGCGCTGCTGACCCTAGCCACGATGCAGCGCGAGAGCGTGCGCGACAACGGCAAGCAGACCATGAAGACGCCTGTGGCGCGCAGCGTGCTGGAGGCCAACGGCCTGGAGGTTGGTGTGAGCAACGCCCACCTGAACCGCCTGATGCGCGACCGCGCCCTGAATGTGGAAGCCCAGCAGCAGGCAGCTCCTGCGCAGCAAATGCGTGCGCTACACCCGAACCATGTGCACCAGGTGGACCCCAGCTTGTGCCTGGTGTACTACCTGAACGGCCGCCAGCAGATCATGGAGGACCGCGAGTTCTACAAGAACAAGCTGGAAAACTTCGCCAAGGTGAAGTTCAAGGTCTGGCGCTACGTGCTGTGGGACATGGCCAGCGGCGCGATCCAGGTCTGGTACTGCGAGGCTGCAGGCGAGAGCCAAGCCAATATGTTCAGCTTCCTGATGCATGCCTGGGGCCAGCAGGAAGGCCGTCTGTTTCATGGCGTGCCCAAGTACCTGTACTGGGACAAGGGCAGCGCGAACATGGCGACGGCGATCCAGTGCCTGCTGCGCAGCCTGGAGTGCGAGAGCCGCACCCATGAGGCGGGCAACGCCCGCGCCAAGGGCGGCGTGGAAGGCGGTAACAACATTGTTGAGACCCAGTTTGAATGCCGCCTGCGCTTTGAGCCTGTGGACGATGTAGCTGGCCTGAACCACGCCGCGCAGGCCTGGAGCGAGTCCTACAACGCCAACCTGATTCCCGGCCAGGACACCCGTCTGCGCCGCACCGGTCTGACGGTGCCCATGGCGCGCTATGACCTGTGGCAGTTGATCAAGTCCGACCAGCTGCGCCTGCTGCCCCCGGTGGATGTGTGCCAGGCCCTGATGACGGGCAAGGAGGCCGAGCGCAAGGTGGATGGCCACCAGTGCATCACCTTCAAGCATCCCAAGGCCGACCGCTCCATGACATACAGCCTCAAGGGCATGGATGGCGTGAACGTGGGCGACATGGTGGCGGTGCGCCCCCTGGTGTACGGCGAGCTGGCCATCCAGATTGAGCTGCCGCGCTATGACGGCGAGCCTCTGGTGTACCGCGTAGAGCCTGAGCTGGAGTTCGACGCCTTCGGCCGCTCGCTATCTGCCGCAGTGTTTGGCGAGGAAATGAAGTCCCACGCCGACACGCCCGCCGAGAAGTCTGGCAAGGCCATGGACGAGCTGGCTTTCCCTGGCCAGGACGCCGACCAGGCACGCCAGAAAAAGGTGGTGCCCTTCGGCGGGGAGATCAAGTCGCACAGCTACCTGCAGGAAGTGCAACAGCCCAGCTATCTGCAGCGCCCTGGTGTGGATATCGCCACCCCGGCCCACGCCCAGCCTGCAGCGCCTGCGCTGCTGAGCGCGGTGACCGTGATGCTGCGCATTCGCACCGAGCTGGGCCGCAACCTGACCACTGCAGAAAACCAGTTCATGCGCAGCCGCTTCAAGGATGGCGTGCCTGAGGACCAACTGCAGGCTCTCATTGAGCAGTTCAAGAACCCGGCCCATGCCGACCAGGATCAGCCGATTCGCGCTGCCGGTGGCCTGCGTGCCGTCTGAAGGAGGAGCCCAACCCTATGAGCAGTGAGTACGTGAAGTTGAACCTGTATCCCACCTTGGTACAGCTAAAGCAGTCCCAAGCCCACCTGGCCCGGCACTGCCGCGTGTCCCCGGCCACGATCAACTTGATTTGCAAGTTCGGCAAGTGGCCCAGAACCGTCAGGACCAACGAGACGAATTTACGGTCGCTTATTGAAGAGTTCCTGCGGTGCCACGGCGCTACCGAAGAACAGGTGCTTCACGCCTTTGACGAGCTATTCGAGGGAGAACACCCGATGCGTTGCAGCGCACCAGGTGCCCTTCATTCCCACGGCCAGCAGGCCACAACACAAGAGGACCAAGAGATGTATGTTCGCCACCAACGCCTGACCCAAGAGGCCCGCCAACACTTCAAGATTCTAAAGGACCCCTTTATTGACGAGCTGCGCTCCAGCGCTGACGTCTTTGAGAGCGAAGACATCCGCTATGTCCGGGCAGCCGTTCGCCAGACCGCCAGCCATGGCGGCATGCTGGGTGTGGTTGGTGACTCCGGCGCGGGCAAGAGCACCATTCGCAAGGACTTGCAGGAGTGGATCAACACCAGCGGCGCACCCATTACGGTGATTGAGCCCTATGTGGTCAATACCAGCAGCGCTTCCAAGTCGGGCCGTCCCTTGGTTGCCGCCGATATCACTGGTGCCATCATCCGCAACATTGCACCCGGCAAGAGCGCACGCGTTTCGGTGGAAGCCCGCACCGAGCAGATGCACCAGCTGCTAAAGGACAGCGCCCGCGCTGGCCGCAAGCATGTGGTGATCATTGAGGAGGCCCACGACCTGGCCACCCCGACGCTGAAGGCCATGAAGCGCTTCTACGAGCTGGAGGACGGGTTTAGCAAGCTGCTGTCCATCATCCTGGTGGGCCAAAGCGAGCTGGCCGAGAAGCTCAGCGAAAAGTCTGCAGAGGTGCGCGAGGTGGTGCAGCGCTGCGAGCTGGTGACCCTGCCGCCCCTGGATCAGAACCTGGGCGCGTACTTGCAGCACAAGTTCAAGTGCGCTGGCCATGACATGGCGCGGGTGCTGGAGCCTGACGCCATCGACGCTATCCGCACTGCGCTGCGCCGTACCGAAAACCGCACTTTCGGCGGCAAGCGCACCGCCCAGGACGTGTCCAAGTGCCACCCTCTGGCTGTCAACAACCTGGTTACCCGCGCCATGAACCAGGCCGTGCTGATTGGTGCCGAGAAGGTGGATGCAGCCTTGATCCAGGCAGCGTTTCAAGGGGCAGGCGATGCATAAAAAAGTGGCATCCATGGCTGCTTACAAGGCCTTGCGCCTTGTATGGATCAAGCGGCGCGCCCGCGTGTTGCAGCGCGCATTCAGCGCAGACCGGGCCACGGCCGTTCTGGAGGCCACCCAGGACTGGTATCGCTTCAACGGCAAGGCCCTGCCTAACCGCGCAATCCGTCGAGTTCAAGAGGAGGTATCTGCATGAAGCGCTATTTCTTTGAGCCTGGTGCAGTCCAGTGCTACCGCAAGCGCGGCCTACGCGCCCGCTTGGAGCGCGGTCTGCAGGCATTCAAGGGCCTGCTCCAGGCGGCGCTTGGCAGGCATCCCTCTGACTCCATCGGCCAATTTTTGCTGCTGGGAGCGATGGTGGCGGCCGCCGCCGCTTGCCTGGGTTCGCTGGCGGGCTATGTGCAGGTTGAGCTGGGAATGGGGGTGATGTGATGGCACTGAAAAAAAACCGCCTGAGCGAGGACAGCAAGCGTCTGCTGGCGCACATCCTGGAGAACGGCCCTCAGAACCTGTTCCAGCTTCGACCTGTGACAGGTGAGCTGGAGAGCGACCTGGTCAAGCGTCTACGCAATCTGCGCACTGGCGGCTGGCTAGAGCTTGTGGATGACAGGCCGCAGCTGTGCTGGGGTATCTGCAAGGACGCCATTCCGTTGTTCAGTCAAGGCCTGGCAGCAAGGAGGCCAAGCAACGGCGAGCCTAAGCCCATGGGCGACATGCCCGAGCGGCGGCAGATCAATGTGATGGAGGGCGATTACAAGCCCGAACCGTTCACACCGCCCCGTCAGGGATCAATGGATTTCAGCGCAATCGCCAGCCATGGCGTGCGCTGCTGATAGGAAACGTGATGACTCAAATTCTGACTATTCCCCGAGAAGAGGCCTCTAAACGTGTCGCGGCTTTGTGCCAAGGCATCACACAGTTGATTGCCGACAGCGGAGAGCTGGTGGATCTCAGCATGGACGCATTGCTGAGTTCCTACCTAACTATTGCTGAGCAAACAGGACGCATGCATGAGGTCCCCGCGGTGCTCTCTAAGGTCGCCCAGGCGCTTTCCAGCGGCCTGATCTCCCCTCAATCCACCACCAAGCATTGATAAGAGTCACTACAAATGACACAGCAAAATATTCCTGAAATTCCTCTCGGCTACTGGGAGAACGCAAAGGGCAATCTGGTGCCCGAGTCCAAGGTCAAGCCCATCGACAAGCTGCGCGACCAGTTGGTGAAAGACCTGTGCGCCAGCGCCGAAGTCATGAGCCAGGCCATGGGCAAGTTCAAGCTGAAAACGCTTGGCGATGTGCATGCCTTCATTGAAGCGAGCGTGGAGCAATACGACGTCAAAATCGGCGGCAAAAAGGGCAACGTCACGCTGATGTCCTTTTGCGGTAAGTTGAAGGTGGTTCTGCAAATGCAAGACCGCATCACCTTTGGCGAGCAGCTGCAGGCGGCCAAGGTGCTTATCGACAAGTGCGTGACGCGCTGGTCAGCGGGCTCCAACGACAACATCAAGGTGCTGATCACGGACGCATTTCAGGTGGACAAAGAGGGTTTGATCAATACCGGCCGTGTGCTGGGCCTGCTGCGCTTGGATATCAAGGACGACGACTGGAAAAAGGCCATGCAGGCCATTGCCGATAGCCGTCAGGTGGCAGATACCAAGCCCTATATCCGCTTCTACAAACGCGCCGAAGCCAGCGCCGAGTGGAAACCCATCACCATGGATCTGGCGGCTGTATGAGCGAAAAGTCACAGCTCCTTCAATTTGTAGAAGGCATTCAGGAATGGCACGAGGGGCGGCTACAAGCAGCGCGTGGCATTCAATCCAATGCCAATGAAGGCACGTCGGTCAAAGTCATTGGAGACTCAGGCAAGGAGATTCAAGTCGAGCTCACCAAGCGTGAAGCGATGATCTTTTCTATGGGTATGGAGGCCGGCATCGCCCATTTTGAAAAGCTGCCGTTCACCGTATCCACCAATTCAGAGGACGAAGACGATGAAGAGCTTTGAAGCCATTGCCCGTGAGGCTTACTCAGCATTCCAAGATGCCATTCCGCAAAGCTCGGGCTGGACTCTGCCCTGGGAAAAGCTGCCCGATACGACCCAGGAGGCCTGGCGCGTAGCGGCTCGCAAGATGGCCGAAGAGATCCAGCAAGTTCACTGACCCACAGAAATGATGGCCCCCATGCAGGCGAGCAGCCAGCTGGGGGCCTTTTCTTTGCCCAAAGGCCACAAATATGACGACAAAGACCCAGAAAGAATATCGAAACCGCCTGATAAAGCTGATCCAGGTGGCCCGCCGCGACCTGAACCTGGACGAGCCCAACTATCGCGCCATCCTGTTTGCCCAGGGCGGTGATGAATCCTTGGCAGCGCTGCCCATCGACGGCATGCAAAAGGTGCTGGACTACCTCAAGGCACAAGGATTCAAGGTGCGCAAGACCAGGACGGACCGCAAACAGGCCACAGGCATAGACGCCAGAAAAGTGCGCGCCCTGTGGCTGTTCCTGCACGAGCTGGGAGCTGTGCACGACCCGTCAGAAGCGGCGTTGACGGCGTATGTGAAGCGCATGGTCAAGGTGGATGACGTGCAGTGGATGCGCAGCGGCCGACGCGTTGAAACAGTGATTGAGTCCCTGAAAAAGTGGGCCATGCGCTACTTGCCTGGGGCCGTGGCCACACTCAAGGAGGAAGTGCGCGATAGGTATCACAAGGGGCTGATGAGCGAGGCACAGACAGGCTGCGCTGCTCGCGGTTTTGAGCGCTCAACCCAGGGCGAAGGGTTTGATGTGCAGTGGGAAGCATGGGAGAATCTACGCACTGCCGCAGGGCGTCCATTCCCCACCTGAAGACCCGATTTCAATGGCCACTCACGTCGACCGTGACTCCAACATGGCGATCCGCAGGAACCAGTTCCTGGCGGACCTGATGGACGTGGCCAAGAAACACCTGCAGGAGCATGTCTCCGGCCCAGCGGCCGACCTGGTTGCGGGCTCGCTGACAGACCACCTGGCTGATTACTGGGGCGGCCAGCTGATCAACATCCCCAAGGACTACCGGTGGAAGCTCAGCCAGCGCGAAGCTGAGATCTACGCCGAGTTCAACGGCTACAACATCGCGGACCTGGCCCGAAAGTACGACATGCACGAACGCAGCATGCGCAAGCTGCTAGACCGGGTCAGAAAGCGCATGGCGGCGGCAACTGACCGGCGCAACAGAGACCTATTCAACGACTAA